CAGGTTGGTATGAGCGGTATGCAGACCATCAATGCTTTGCAGCAGGGTAATATGCAGATTGCTCAGCAGATTGCAAACTGCTGCTGCGAGAACCGCTTGGCTATCTGCCAGCAGACTGGAACCTTGCAGACTGCCATCAACAACGTGGCAGTAGGTCAGGAGCGTGGCTTCTCTAACGTGGCTTACGAGACCCAGCGTCAGACTTGTGATTTGCACAACGCTATCAAGGAGAGTACTCAGACCATCGTTGACGGACAAAAGCAAGCTGAGTTCAGGGAAATGCAGAACAAGATTGATGCCCTCCGTGAGGAGAACAGCACCTTCAAGTCTTCTGCTATGACCTCTCAGATTGTTGGTCAGGCGGTGGCTCCTATCAATCAGGTATTGGCTGGTTTGCAGAACGAGGTGGCTGGTATCAAGTGTAAGTTGCCGGAGACTGTGACTACACCTTACAGCCCATTCACTGCAGTTCCTAACTGCGTGGCTTATCAGGCTGGCTTGTATGGACTGAATGCTGCCAACAATGCAGGATTCTGGGGTTAAAGAAAGGAGGCTGCTATGTTATGGTTAAGACCTTATACATGGGTGAATCGTAATGGCTCGGCAGCTATCGCTTCTACTGGCGTGAAGGTGAATACTTCCGATGTGGTGTTCACCTTCAAAAACCACGCTTTCGTGAATGCCAGCTACAGAGGAACGATTTTCGTAAATCTGCGTCAGGCTATTCCGACTGGAACGACTGGTACGCTGCCTATCCTTTTCGAGACCAACGGGGCGACACAAGCTGTGAGCAAGTTCAATGGCGAACCATTGACGGTTGCAGATGTGCCGGGTACTGGAGTGGTTCAGCTCTGGTTCGAGCGAGATACTAACACCCTTCAACTTATGACGGGTATTGTTTAACAACAGAATAGATAATAGGAGATTACATTATGTTTCAAGGTTTAAGAACTAATTCTTTGTTCTATGTCCTCGACAAGGGCGAGAACCCGAGCTTGCGGATCGGTCAGGTTGTTTCGGTGAGCAACCCTCAGACGAGATACCCTTCTTTCAATAATGGCTTCACTCCTCAGCCTATGGAGACTGTGGTTGATGTGAAGGTGAAGATCAATGACGAGGAAGTGGATTTCAAGCAGCTACCTGCTAACGGACAGATAGCGAACGACAAGAATCTTGTGGTAAGCGATAGCAAGGATGCCATGAGTTCCGAGGTCGATGCAATGCTGAGACAATCCAAGGCGATACTGGAGAGCGTAGATTACCACGAAAGAGTCGTAAAATCTTGCGAGGGAATGCTACTGCAGCTCAACCCCCAGATAGCCAAGGAGAAGGAACAGACCGAGAAAATCAACAAGCTGGAAGGCAAGGTTTCCGGCATTGAGGGCAAGATTGACAAGATGATGGGATGGCTCCAACAGAGCATCAATAAGTAATCTCCTATCTATTCACTTTAATATCTTATGATTATGGTAATGATTGAGATTACAGAAGATAAGTTCGATGATTTGTATGACAACATCGAGTCTATGCTTGGTTTTGGCAGCAAGGCTATGTCTTGTCTGAAAAAGATGAAGCAGGAGCGTATGGGTGAGCGTATGCCTGATTATCGTGACGATTGGAGAAGAGAGCGTGAGGAACGTGAAGAGCGTGAAAACAGACGTAGATTCAACAACGTGAACGATGATTGGAACTACCCGAACCGCTATGGTGAAAGAGGTGGTGGCGGCTACAATGGTGGCGGTCGCTAGTGTTTAACTTGGGAGTTTTGGTAGCGGCACTATGTCGGAGCCAGACTCCCATTAATATTCAGCAATATGGGAAAATGCAGAATGCCATTGGATATGTATGACCTCAAACCTGAGGCAATGGTTGCCTATCTCAGATACAATGGCTATCATTTCAGCAAGAAGATGTGTGAGTGGGCGGTGAGTCTGATGTATAAGTATGACCCTTCCTCCAAGCGTGATGTAAGTGTCTCGTTTTGGGATAAGGAGAAGGTGGATGCCTTGCTGCTTGGTCAGGGAATTGAGGTGAAGAATAAGATAGGCTACGACCATGTGTATGTGGCGAACATGGCGAGGGCAGACTTCTACAAGTCTTCCATCAAGGATGAGGAGCAGCTAGCCCAGTTTATCAAGGATATGGTGGATGATGCCGATCAGAAGGATGGCTTCATATTCAACAGATTCTATGCCGACTGCTGCCACAATGGTGTACCTATCCCTTGGGAAGATGTGTTATGATAAGAAGTGTAATACAACTTCCGAAGTACGATTGGAGCATAGTATGTTTCATAGGTTATCAGCCGGATGATGCCGATGAAATTTGCTATGCTCTTTCTGATATTGGATGCAGCGGCAATCCGTTATCAGAAGCCCAAGAACATCTAACCAAGCAGAGTGCTGACAGAGGTCTCACGTATTCCAACCTTGCCCAACGGAGAAGCGTTCTTGCCATAGGTAAGGGCAATGCCGCAAGTATTATAAATACCATCGGTCACGAACTCCTGCATGTAGTAGCGCATATCTGTGAGCAGGATCATATTGATATGTTCTGTGAGGAACCTTGCTATATGATGGGGAGTCTATGCGAGCAGTTCTTCCAGCTTGTGCGTTAATAATGTTAATTAATGAGGCAGAATAAAAGGTTTTTGCTACCTTTGCAGCAACAAATTTCAAATTAAAAACAATAGCTTATGAAAAGATTTACTATGAAGGCAGTTCTAGTCGCTGCCATTGGTTTGTGTATGGCATCCTGCAAGAGTACATACTATCAGGTTTATGATGTGGGCTACGACAATAGTATGAAGATGCAAGATAATTCCATCGTGTATGAGAACGAGGATTGCAAGGTATTGTACAACCTATGGTCGGATGGTGGATTTGTGAAGTTTGCTATCTACAACAAGACCGACAAGGACATCTTTGTTAATCTTGCTCAGACATTCTTTACTCTAAATGGTTTGGCAAATGAATATTATCAGGGGCGAACTTACTCTACCGCCACAAATAATCAGTTGACAACAGCTTCCGGCACAGCCAGTAGTTTCGCCAAAGGAGTAGGCTATGGATCAGCCAGCGCATACTCATCAGGTAGTGGATTTTGGGGAAGTAGTATCTACTCTTGGAATGGTGGTTCAAAGACTATGGCAAGCCTGACCAAGTTTGTGAAATCAACTACCAATAGTGTTACGGTAAAGGAGAAGGAGGTGGAGTGTATTCCTGCCAAGAGTTTCAAGGTGTTCGGTACTTATTCTGTTTCCCCTTCTTGGCAGAAGACTTGCGATAGTAACAAGGATTTCCCTTCTAAGTCATATCTGTATGGCACATATACAAAAGACAATACTCCATACACCTTCAATAATCGTATAGCTTATGGCTTCACCAAGAATGATGTGGCAGATAAGCATATTGATAATGTGTTCTGGGTAACAAATATCACAAACTATTCAGAGAAAGCTGCTACAGAGAAAGTAAAGGAGAAGAGTGAGTGCTATGGCATAAAGACCTCCGACAAGTTCAAGCGTTTCAAGATTGGCACACCAAGTAAGTTCTATATTACTGGCACTTATAAGGCTGGTGCTTTGTTTCAGTAAATAAATCGTTGAAATATGGGAAAGCTAGGCAGTTATAATGTTTCTGTCTAGCCTTTCTCTGCTCTTGTAGAATCTTTTAATATGTTTGCTATGGATGGAATAACCCAAAGATTAAATGAGATAAAAAACTACTATAATTTATCAGGTGCTAGATTTGCTGATAAGGTAGGGAAGGTAAAGAATACATTTGCCAATTATCTCAATGTTTCTAGACCAATTCCAACCGATGTAATAGTTGATATTCTGAATACATTCCCAGACCTGTCGGCAGACTGGCTATTGCGTGGAAAAGGAGATATGTTCAATAAGGTAAATCCTGATGTTGAACGAATGAAAAAAGAAATCTATGATTTGAAGATGTCTCTCCTTGTTAAAGAAGGTGTCATAAAGGAGCTGAAAGATAATATCCTTTCGGTGATGAAGCAAAGATACTTTGAGGAGTTTAAGAAGGAGGTGTAATGTTGCCAACTTTATCAAATGTTATTCCGAGGTTGATGATACTCATAGAAGAAACTTCAGCATTCTAGCCCAGAAAGGTCTCATCCAAGAGTTTTTGCTGAAATACGGATGCGAAAGATTTAAGGGAAAAAGTGGGGAGCTGTTTTAGCTCCCCATCTTTTTATGATAAAGTCAGCGACTTAGAGTTCAAATTCTATTAATTAAAGGTAGTATTAACGCCTTTTTTAATTTCTTTGAACAATAGTGTTAACCCTGTCGTTCCTGCGTTTATTGTGGGTAATTCACATTCTCCTTTTATTGCTCTACTAAATGTTAAATGATTATTAGAATTACTAATAATATTATAAGTCTGGTTATTATTGCTCATACTAACTAAAGCGGTTTGAACCAATATAAGTATATCATTTAAGCTCATACTAGAAGTGATATTAAAAGTGTAATCTTTTTTATCGTTTCCATTGTCAATTCCTATAGTTATAGTTCCTTCAGAAGGAGTTCCACTTATAATTAATTCATAAATGGCATTTGTGCCACTGTTTGTACAGACTTTAACAACTCCTTCCTTAATTCTCAATGCTCCAACAGTCACACTATTATCTACTTCAAAATTCGGAATGACATTCTGTACTAATTTCCTGCTTTGAAATTCAAAAAAAGCCTCATCAGTATTTAGAGAAATGAGTTGTCCCGATTTTACTTTCTTGGAAATGTAGTCGAGCAATTCGATAAAGTCAGACATAGTACTATAGTTGCCACTTCCTGTTGCCGTTCTATCCATGTGACCACCAAAAATAAGCCATACGTTATTGTTAATCGCAGAGTCAATTAATTGCTTTGCTTCTTCCAACATCGTATTATTATCAGTAGTATATCTTTTTAAATTAAATATATCTGCCGAAGTATCATTGGTACCATTTCCACTAAGTGTAATTCCATACTGATAGTAACTTGTAACTAGATTACGCAATCTTGGAGATTTTGGATCCCACTGATTAAAATAAGCAATGCCATTATGAGGTAACCCATATCTATCTAAAGCAGAAATATTACCTTCCAACATTTTAATGGCATCTTTATCACAATTAAACCTCATGCTATCTCCTGTAGTAAATGGCTTTCCATTTATACCTATCATATCCTTACCAGTGGTACACCCATGGCTTATTACACCATGACCTTTTACAATCCAGTCTTTCAGCTTATTACCCAAAGAGTCAAATCCGTTTGTACTACCAATAGTAGAAAAAGTAACTTTTAAACCTCTCTCATCAGCCAACTTCACAAGAGTATCATCATTACTGCTATTATCGTCATATACAAGAGAGATTATAGGTATATTTTTACTTGAAAAATGAACTTCTCTCTTACGACCAACTACACTATCTGTATAATTATTAGCTTCTTGTAGAGATTCTTTCATTTTTGAAGAGATATTCTCCTCTAAGACTTCACCTATTACATTTTCTCCGTATTTTACATATTTTGAAGGAATCTTTGAAGAATCACCCTTCACTAACATAAAAGAGTTGTTAAACTCCTCTAAGCTATACATTGAAATTGTTACACAAAATCTTATATATGTAGTAGCATCTCCTGTAATAAAAGTGGTATCAGCTGAGCCACCATTATATCTATCATTCTCCGTATAGTAGTTTATTGCAAAATTTTTACCAAGAGCAGTAGGTAAAAAATTAATAGAATATTCTGTAGATTTTTCTACAGGTATCTTATATGTTACAAAATATTTATTTTCATCAACAAGAGTACCCTGTTGTTGGTAACCCCAAAACACATTTGGCTCAACATTCTTACTTGCATCAAACAAATTTGGACTTTCTTGAACCAGTAAATTAAGTTGACTTTTGTTAGCCGTTGCTTTTGCATCTACGTTAGCAATATTAGTATCTAACAATGATAGCTGTTCCCGAACACTTGAATCAACTTTTACAGTAGCATTAATAGTATCATTATTGAAAGTTACTAATAAAAATTTTGTCTCTGAATCAACTTCTTCGCCTCTATAGTAACCAATAAAACCAGTATTAGTTCCTACAACTATATTACCAGATAATTTTATTCTAGTTTGAATAGCACCTCCTTCAAATTCAAAAGTATATTTCTTACCTTTAGTTACAGGAATCTTAATACTCTTATATTTAGAATCAATATTAACAATCGAACCATTCCATGAATAATTATTAAAATCTGTAATGGTATATTTTCCATCTATAGCTTCATTCGATAATTTAGATAAATCACTAATCTTGTCACTAACAGCCTTCTGACTCATCACCTTGTCTTCTGATTTACCAGACTCCTGCAAGATTGATGTTTTATCAATCTTTGCCCCCTGCAGTTCATCAACAGCACCCTGGATATTTGCCGAAGTAAGCTGAGAAGTAGTGTTATCATAAGTTACGGCACTTGCTACACTAGCACCACCAGTGACGGAGATATTCTTCAATGTCTCTGTAATCTGATCATCACGAGTGTTGAGCTTTACCATATTCTCATCCAGCGAGGCATTCTTTGCGTCTTGGGCAGATTTGTTGGCGGTGATCTGCTGCTGATTGGCTTCAACATTAGATTGGAGGTCGGTGTCCTTCTCATGCAGTTGTTTGATAGACTTATCTACATTTTGAATCATCTGACTTAAATCATCAGGAAGACCAGTGGCGGCTTGGATGGTTTTGCGAAGCTCTGGGTCGAACTTCTCGATGCCAAGCGTATCGTCTGCAACCTTTTCATTTGTAACTGAGCTATCCTTGATTTTCTCTGTAGTTACAGACTCGTTAGACAACTTGGCGTTGCCGATGCTGCCATCTACTACCTGAGAAGCATCGACTGAATTGTCTGCAAGTTTGTCCTTTGTGATAGACTTTCTTGCTACCTTCTCTGTAGTTACAGACTCGTTAGCGAAATGCTTGGTCTCCAAAGATGCCTCACGAACTACTCTGCCATCAATCGACTGATCACCCAACTTTGTATTGGTGATAGCCTTCTCCTCTACCTTCTCAGTGGTTACAGCATTGTCTTGAATCTTTTCCGTAATAACAGCATCGTTCTGAATCTTGTCGTAAGAAACTGAATCAGGAGATAGTTTGGAATTGTCAACAGCGTGTTCTGCCAACTTCTCGTTGGTTACGGCTTTGTCGGCAATCTGCGTAGTTCCGAGTTGGTCGGTCTTGTTGACCTTCTCGTCAAGAAGCTCCTTGGTGGATTTGCCCGAACTATCATCCTTCACATACTTAGTGTATGTCAAGGTCTCATCGGCTCTTCCACTTACGAGCGTGTTGTTGTATTTTACTTCTTCTGCCATATTATTTTAATTTAGCGTTATATGTATATTCTCCTGCTTTCAACTCATCTGACCAATAATAGTATATATCTCCTACCTTAGTAGAGTTGAGATTTGCCGTGAAACCTGACTGAGTGAAGATTACAGGAATACGACTGGCAAACCAGATATATGGCTTGTCCTTGGTGGTGGTGATGGTGATAGACTTATCAACCATGTCACCCACAACCTTGGTGAGGTCTTCTATGTTGAACTGGCACATGTTCTTGGCAGCGGTGGCTCCGTAATAGTAGATATTATCATCGCCATTCGCCATGATGCTTACGTAGCCTGATACGGCTGGAATCTCAATCTTGCCATCCTTGTAAGCATCTCTTGTGATGTCGGCTCCATCCATGATTACTTTCACCAAACCGATATTGAATCCTTCGGCAGGAGTAAGAGTTGCCTCAAATTTCTCGCCCAGCTTCAATGTGGCAGGAGTAGAGGAGAGGGTAACATCATCCAGAGAATAGACGAATGTACAATCAGACTGATTCTTGGTGACCATATAATATCGAAGGTCGAACATTCCAACCGTCTCACCTTGAAAGACTCCTACTGGAACTTTCACCCTTTGATTGGTCTCTATGATCTGCAAGATGTTTCGCTCCACACTCTTCATCGCATAACCCTCATAAGTCCACGAAACGGCTACATTGTAGTTTCCGATTTCCAAGGTGGATGGAATATTGCATACCAGCACATTATGCTCGATGCCACCGATAGAAGTAGGAACGATGATTGAATCATCGAAGCAGCATTGCAGTTCCACCTTGATATCGGATGCTTGTGTCATATCGAAGTCAACCAAACGATTGAACTCCTTAGACATTTCCATCTTCCGCACCAAGATATGAAGCTTGAAAGCATTTCCTTGTACTATTTTATAAATCATATTTTGATACACATTATTAATAATAGCGCAAAGATAGGCAGAATTTTCTCTACCTATCTCTTATCCATTAACTTTTGGGCATTAAATCAAGCCCTTCCATCTGAGGAACTTGCGCTTGCGGCTGCGCTTTCCTCTCTCGCTCTTGCAGTTGGTATGATAGACACAATCACGGAAGAGGTCTCTCGACTTCATATCCTTATCTACCAGTTTTGTCTTCTTGAAAGCATCGAAGAGTGGGCGGTTCATAATCATCAGGTTGCCCTTCTCCGTAGGTAGGACAAAGTAGATTTCACCCTTGTTCTTCTTGGCTGCATAGTCTGCCTTAGCCGTAGCTTGGCGGTACATGATCTCGCATTTGATGCGCTTGAAAATCTTAGTAATCTTCATAATCGTATAATTAAAGTTGAAACTATATGATGGTTGCTGCCGAAACAGAAACCTTTTTTCTCATTACTCTAGCCTGAATCTGAATCATCTTAGGCATTTCCATTTCATTGAAGCAGATATGGAGACCGATTGCTCTGGTCATGAGCAAATCATCGTGCTTTCCGTCTGCTGCTTCATATACGGTTCCGTTCTTCTCGTAGGTGAGATACTCATCTAGGCATCTATCGTCTCGTTCTACATAGAGATGTTCACGGATCACCTGAACCAGTACTGAGATAACCATCGGCTTGGTTGCCACATTGGTGTGGAATCCATACTTCACTGGAACCTTATTCTTGATGTCTGACTCACTCTGCTTGCGTGCATAGAGATTGTCATAAACGTCCTTGATTTGATTCAGGATGAACTCAGACTGATCACCACCTTCCAAAATATGCTCCTTGTCTTTCGTCTCCAAGGTGTTGGATTCAATCACCAAGAGGGCATTATCATAGAACTTGGCTATCTGTGCTGCTTTCCAAGCCAGCAAGTCCATATCAATATGCCCATACCATTGGGCTACCACATACGGCTTGCCACCTTCCATCATCCAGTATCGGTCGAAGACACAGATAACAGACCAGTCGGCATTCTTGCTTCGTCCACCAATATCCACGACCACCAGATAGCGGTTGGTCACCCTGCAATCGTCAAAGTACTCCGGCTTGCTCCATATCCATAGCTGCCCCTGCTTGTCTTCACAGAAGCGGACATTCTGCATACACTTCTTGCCCTTGTAGCCGTCACCATATACATCACCGATGAACTTAGGTGCTCGGCATCCTTTTCTGAACTTGTCAACCTTATCCTCAGCGAATACCTTGGCTCCTGAGTGTTTGAAGGCTTCAATATCATCGGTAGGGTAGCCAGCAGCCATATCAGCGTGGTCGGTGAACTTCTTTCGCTCAGCCATATACCAGTTGATTGCTTCCAGCGGAGCACCTAGTGTCCACAACTTCCAAAGGTATGTGCCCGGCTCCTCTCGGTCGGACATCGTATTGCTGTTGTTCCTGTTCTCGTATAACCATTTGGCAAACTCCACCTTCTGCTTCTTGGTTTCAAAATCAAGATGGTACATATCGTAAATCTCGAACCAAGGCACGAAGAACGGTTCAAACTGGGATTCACCCTTTTTGGCTGCAATCCATTCCTTGTGGAAGAAATTGCCAGTACCATTGGCGGTGGATTCATAGACAATCATCGTATATGGTCTATACAAGATACCATTGGTGGCATTCTGTACCACTTCCTCAGGAGATTTGCCATCTGTCTTTTTCCACAGACCCACCTCGGAAAGATGAACCAAGTTGTAGTCTTCACCATTGGCTGATAATGGTCGCTCCATAGAACCCACCTTGATCTTGCAGAAACGCTGAGGAACCTTCTTCACGTTGCCGGATGTACCCACACCCACAAACTTAGGTTCGTTCTCAGAGTAGGCTTCACCCATTTCATAGAGGAATTTGGTAGGGAAGTTTTTCAAGGCTTCTTCAAACATTCCTCGGATGGTTTCTGCGGTGTCCTTCACCTGAGCAACAATCAGTGAGTTGAGACCTTTTTCCCACATTAATTGCATCCAGAGCATATACATCTGAATAACCGTTGAACCTCCCCATTGTCGAGCCTTCAAGAGGATGAGTCGGATAGGACGGTTTTTCTTTCTTCTCTCCTCCAGCCACCTGAGCAGTCTGCGCTGCGGTCTTCTCAGCACAAAACGGAAGGGGAGACCTCCACCTTTCGGTTTGATGTAGATGAACATAGCGAAGAAGAAGAAGGGGTCGTGCTTCATCCTGATTCGGGTGAACTGCTCCACCAGTTGCTCCATTTCCTCTTCAAGGTTGTATGGCTCATCCATATCCTCATGCAGTTCCTCAATCACCGCCTTGCAGCTACCCAGTTCCAGCAGCATCTTGATGAGCGGAATCTTCTTCATGCTCATCGGGAGGTGCTGGAACTGAATCGGGAAGTCAGGCAGGAAGAGCAGGAATCGCTTATCTCCACAAC